TATCATATTCAATCATAGATTTAATTAATGTTTCAAATTGTTTTGGAGAATTGAATGTTATTACATACAATGCAACTTTATCCATATCTAAGTCATTTTGAATTTTAACAAACTCTGTCTTTTTAACTAAAACATCATCTTTTAAATCCTCAAAGAATTTTCCAAATAAACCATTATATTCAATTTCAAAATAATTTATATATTCACTTAACTTATAAACCATTATTGAAAATATTGACTCCTCAGTTCCCATATACCCACTTGATAATGTATCATTCAATAGGTTATAGTATTCACCATTCATCTGTGATATGGTTTCTTTTGGTCCCCCAAAAAACCCACCTCGAGCAACTTTCTTCACATCATCTTCAGCCCATTCATTAATCTTTGGATATGAAAATCCGTGTATCTCATTACTTGCGTCGTATGGAAAACAAACAAATGTAAACTTATCAATATACTTACTTAAATTATTTAAAACCTTATCGTGTGTGAAATATCCGGGATGAACAGTATTTGTAAGACCCGCATCAATCCAAAATAAAAACTCTGAATTAAATCTATCAAAAATCCTTGCGTCGTTTAATAAAAACATTTTTGACATAACAAGTGGATTATACATTTCTAATCTACCTTGTGTTGATTCCTTTAACCAACCTGATTGATTATACCATTCGGGATTGTTTCTGATTTGTTGTATTTTATTATAAAAGTCATTTTCAACAAACCAACTTTTATCTCTTAAAATAAATTGTGTATTACTTTGGTCTCTTTTTTCCCAAACAAAATCTTCCAATTCTTTTTCACCAAAAATTATTAAGTTTTCTTCAACTTTTAATAGTTGTTCAAATTTTTCTAAATAATGTGAAAAAGAACGAGACCAACCTTCTTCAAGATTTTCTCTACCAATATTCCACAATCCTGTAACTAATGTAATATTACTCATATTTAATATCCTCTAACGCCTTGTAAAAACTTTTATTTATTGTAAAATAATCCTCAGGTAGACCTGGAGGCCCATTTGTTTCATGCCACCATGTTTCAAAATAGAACATTTTAAACATATCAATATAATTTTGATACATTAATGATAAAATCTGTTCTTCAAACCATAGCCCTTTGGTGTCCTCAACTATTTCTTTAAGGTTCTGTTCAAACACCTCAACTAATTTTATAAAATTATTTTTTTCACCCCCAAAAATACCCCCAATAATATGTAATGAATTATCATATATTTTATAAAACTTCGGTGGGACAGTACCACTCCAATAATTCCTAACATTATCTTTTCCAATAATTAATATTTTATCATCACTTTTATTTATTAATTTATTTAAAAAATCATTATCAAAAAAATGACTGTTGTAGTACCCTTGGTATTCGTCATTATGTTCCAAATATTTGTCGGGTAGTAATCCACAATGTGATAATCCAGCATCTATCCAATAATAATAATCATATGACATATCCTCATTTAAGAACCAAAAAAACTTGTTATACTGTATTTCAAAACATCTATCACCAGTTTTAACTGACTCAACATTTTTAAAATTTTTAATTAAATTAAAATGATTACTATCCTCTAAATTAAATCCAACAATCTGTAATTGATTTTCAGAAATATTATTTTCAGAATAAAAAAAATGTTTTAGTTGTTCAATTTCTTCATTACTTGTATAACAAACAAAATTAGCGTTTGTCATTCTTAACAATGATATTAGACTCCAACGATAGTGATTATCTCTATTTTGTCTTCCACCATAATCAGTTCCATTTAAATTAGAGTATATTGCGGTTATAAATTTAACTTTCATATTTTAATATTTGATTGTTATTATAATCCATATATTCTGATGGTATTTTTACAGGTGAGTATCCATTCCAATTATATGTTTGAGTATAAAAATTGTTATAAACATCGTGTGACACATCTGAATAAGAACTTCGTTGAGGAGCGATTGGTAAATTTGGACAATAACTTTGGAAATTAGGGTATATTACTTTAGCAAGGAACCCATCTATCGGATAAAAATAATTTCCGTCATGGAACTTTTCCTCCGAAATTTTAAACATCTCATCATATATTTTTTCATCGTATATTAGAATGTTTGTCGCAAAAGTTTCGGTTAAATAATCATGTTTTTTTTCAGGTAACTTTGTTAAGTCCAATAATAAATCACAATCATCACTAATGTTAACATGTCTATTTAATGTTGGTGATAGATTTAATACATAATAATTTAAATCGTTCATTTTTAATTCAATCTCTTCCAATAGTTTTTTTGAATACGGCATAAAGACACAATCATCTTCAATAACCATAACTTTATGGTAACCTCTTTCTTTAGCAATTTTGATGATTTCTAAATGAGATAAAGTACATCCCATATATCCATTCATATCAATAGCTTTAAAAATTTCAAAGTCCCAAGACATGTATTTCATTTCTTGGGTTATTTCATTTAGTCTCTCAGGTCGTTTTTCTAAATTGATTACAAATTTTGGTATGTCTATAAATCTCATAAGTTTCCTGTTATTCTATCACACCACCCTTTAGATTCCGAGTGAGGCCAAACCACCCAATATTTAGGTTTTGAATCAGTTAAGAACTCTCTCCAAACTTTACAATAACCATCAGGGTCTCTTAACATTCTATCAACTTCACCTTTATCAGCATCTTGTCTGTAAATGGTTTCATCTAATTCATTATGGAAAGCAACTACCCAAAAGTCATAATCCTTTTCAGGTACTTGAGTAAACCCAATATCAATACAATGTTTGAATACCGATGTGAATGATTTTAACCATTCCTCTTCTGAATTGAAGTTGTTTGGATTTGGTGGATAACCTTTATCTAATGTATATTGTTGAACAGCTCTCTTTGAAAATAGAAGTCCTGAATATTTTTCATAGTCTCTTAAAGTTCTAACTTTACCAAAACCATACTTTCCGTGTTTCATATCTTCCTCACCATCCATACCAAATAGAGAACGATTTTTCTTATGAGCGAAATTATTCTTATCCACCCATTCTTTATCGTCATCCCATTGTTTGGTTCTACCCTTACGAGTATATTCATGCCAAATCAAAACTTTATGTGGGTGGAATAAATCATATCCATGAGTGTAAGCTCTTGCGGCAATTGAAATCTCTTCACCATGAAAATAAAACTCAGGGTCATGTTGAACTTCTTTAGCAAACTTACCAAGAGTAAAACAGAAGTGAGCAGAGTAAAATCTTGCGGTAACAGGTTCAGTTAAATTTTGCCAACCCGGTATTGTCTCAGGTAAAAAGAAAACCGCACCTTCAGGAATAAATCTATCAAACGCCATTCTCCACGGTTCGTTAACACGTAAGTTTGGGTCATTGTCAGGGTCAAACGATGAAACATAACCTGTCAATAAAGGTTTCTTATATCCTTTTTTTTGAAGTTGTTTAATCATCTTAATCATCTCATCATCCCAATTTTGACCGAACCTCATGTGTGAGTCAATTTGGAGGGTGTAATTTTCTTTATCATACACTTGTTGTATTTGATTTCTTGCCCAACATGCTCCTCTAGATTCATAATAAGGAATATCAATTATTCTAAATCTTTCATCATCTCTATATTCATCTAAATTATCAAAATTATCATCGCGATGATACTGACGAGCGATACCGAAAACTAAGTTTTCAGGTCGTTTAGCATTTTCTAATGCTGACTTTATAGTCGGGATTAACTGTGGGTCTCTATAAGACGCAACTTGTATAAAAATTTTCATGTAAAGTTTTACACAAAAAGTATTAATTTTAAATAAAAATTAAAGAAATAAATGAATAAGTTTTAGTTTTTAAAATCCGCTTGTTACCAAATTATAAAAAATTAAACCTGTTACGGTGGTTGTTTTTGCAATTGTTGGAGTTGAGTAACTAAAAGTCATCACGTCACCGCCACTTAGTTCTCCAAATTGTATTCGTAACGGATAATATGTACCAGCAGTTAATGCTATAGAACCTGAACGTTCTTGTGTTCCATGTAATCCACCGTTATTAACTGTCGAGTTTGTTGTTGTAAATCCTGAAATACTATTACTACCAACCCAAACATAGGAAGCATCATCAGATGAAGTAAAGAATGTGTAAGTTTCTGTAGTAGTTGGTTTGAAATAACCTAACCATTGACAACTGAAATTCTCACCGTCACTGGTTGGTGGTTCTGTTATCTCGGTGGTCTGTACTGAAGTCGCAGGATTTCCACCTACTGATGCGGGAGTTGCGGTTGCAAAGAAATTAACATTATCATTAAAGTACCCACTATAAGTTGTTTTAAATACTCCAGCAGTATAACTTAAATCCCAAGATGTCCAATATCCCGCCGAGTTTAACCATGTCTTAGCCGCTGAAGCACTTGCAAATGTTTGTGGTGTTCCGGTAAAACTTGATACATACTGAGACAAACTAATAAAGTTATTATCTGTCTTACTTGGTGTTCTCCAAAAACCAATATTAGCAGGTACTCCAAGTTTATTTGGTTGTGTTCCTGATGGTACGGTATGAGCAATCACATAACCTAAATCTTCATCAGGACCACTCCACCATCTTAGTCCTGTAGATGTAAATCCACTTGTTGGGTATCCAATAGCAATACTTCCAACTTGTTCTGTTCCAGTAATTGTTGAACCTGTATTATATGCAAAAGGTCTTGATGTTGCCATTTTATATTTCTATTATAGTATAGATTGTTGCGTCACCATTTATTAAAATCCATTCAAAACACTGCTCTTCAGTGAAGTCAATAGTTTCTTCCACCAATTCAGATGGTGTTACTCTCAAATCATATACACAATATTTTTTCATAATAATTAACTAAATGTCACAGTTATTGTTTGTGTAGGTTGTCCACATGAACTACCGTTTAATCCACCCCAATTTGAATTTTTAATCATAGGTCTCACTGTGTATGTTCCTGGACATTGACACAACCCTCCCGATGTTAAATAAATTGAATTAGCATCAACAGTTCCTGAAACACAACCGTGTGCAACTCTCCAAGTATTAGCTCCAATTGTTACTGTAAAGTTTGTACCTGTAGTAGCTGTTCTCAAAGCATTTGCAATATCTTGAACTTTAACATCTGTCACTATTACTGAAGTTCCGAGGTTATTTGATATTGACATATTAGTATAAGTACCCGTTAATTGACTCCTGAAAGTTGTCCAAGCGTTTTCTATTGTGGTTCCTGGTGCGGCATTATTTGTAAATGTTTCAGAGAATGTAACACCTGTAGCAGGTATTGGACTAACACTTGGTGTTGGGGTATTAGTAGGAGTTATTGTCGGTGTGATTGTATTAGTCGGTGTTTGTGTTGGTGTTAATGTATTAGTAGGTGTAATTGTTGGAGTTATTGAAGGTGTTGGGGTGTTGGTTTGAGTATTAGTTGGAGTAATACTTGGTGTTACAGTTGGTGTAACTGTTGTTGTCGGAGTAGGTGATGGTGAAATAAATCTTGACGAAAATGAATTGTAATTTTTTAATACTTCAGTAGAACTTAATACTCTATTGTAAGTCATAGCAACTGAAACTCTACCATTTAATAAATTATTACCAGCGCCAAACGCTCCTATCCTTGTTGAACCATTACCCCCAATAGGTGTCTTTTGAGCTGTGTATGTATTATCCTGAACACCATTAACATATAATACAAATCCATTTGTGGTATCAAAAGTTACACACGCATTATACCACACCCCATTACTAAAGTTAGTGACCGATGGGAAAACTGTATAAACACCCCAATTTGAGTGGCCACAATATAATTTATTGGTGCTAGCAAAGAACATAAAGTGTCCACCAGTATCACTACTTAATAAATTATTATCTGAAGTACTATTTAAATAAAACCAAATATTCTTTGTATACGATGATAGTCCAAGAGGTGTTCCTCCAACGTTGACGTATTGAGTGTTACCATTAAATGTAAGGTATCCGTTGTTACTTGAATTGAATGTTGGAGTATTAATTAGTGTTCCGTTGTTACCACTAAAACTTAAATCATCCCATCGTGAACCACTTCTTGGGTATGATGAAACATAACCAGCATCAAGCAATAATGTTAATCCGTCAGTAACAATATCAGGATAATCAAGGTTAACACAAATAAGTCCTGTTTGTCCTGTGTACCATCCTAAGGCTTCGTTAGCCGTACTAAATGTTTGTCCCGCAAATCCTTGTGTAAAACCAATAAGTTCTGAGTCGTTTTGAGCAACCACTATGGATGGTCCAGCAACTGCCTTGTTTCCATACATGGTATAACCACCTGATGGTGGTATAATAGAATTCCAAAATCCTGTAACACTTGTTGGCCCGTATTCCGCACCTTCATTAATACCCAAAACCCAATCCTTAACTTTAATCGTATTAGGATGAAAGGACGTTGAGTATTTTATTTTATTTGGTGGTATTGGCATTATCTTGCAACTTCTGTTATTCTCAACCACATTGAAGTAGATGAATTTACTATTGTGATACTATCATCCGCAGAACTTCTACGACATGCAACTACTATCGATTTTGCGGTTGTATTAGAGTTAGTGTATCTACCCGTTAATGGAAATAAAACACCTGTACGAAATCCATTAACCGTGCTTTGTACTGAATAGGTTATTTCACCACCATCAACCTTTATTCTAGATATGTATGAATCATTACCTGTACCAGAAGTAAAATCAAAAGATGCTAAGTGATAATGTATTACTAAATAACTTGTAGAACTTAATGGTGTATAACTATAAGTAACAAAATCAGTATCCGAAGTACTGGTAGCAATAGTTGTAGTACTAACAGTTACCTCAGTATTACTCAAAATAATATCGTTAATTACCTGACCGGCTCTCCACGCATTAGCCTTTATAAATCCTGTAAATACCACATTACCTGTGGTATCTATAGCCATTTTTACCGCACCTCCTGCTTCATTTAAATTATTTGTGATACGAACTAACTGTCCACTTAGAACATCAAATGACCCATTAAAACTATCAATACCAAAGTTTGAATTATTAGCATAATAAAACAAAACACCCGGAGTATCTGTACTATTATTATCAAGAAGAACATCACCAGTAGCTGACCCCGCCTTTGTAAATGTTCCGTTACCAAAAGATGTTACACCTGTAGTACTTATATTACCATTAACACTTGTATTACCTGTAACTGATAATGTAGTACCATCAAAAGTCATTCTAGCCTGAGCAACCGCAGCATTAGATGTCCCATCAGATGTTAATACTCTATTACTACCCGGACTTGTGATTGTGGTAAATCCTGTACCTGATGTTCCGGCAGAACCGGAACTACCCGATGAACCTGATGTACCAGAACTACCTGAAGTTCCTGAAGAACCACTTGAACCTGATGTTCCGCTAGTTCCTGAAGAGCCACTTGAACCTGATGTTCCGCTAGTTCCTGAAGAGCCAGTACTTCCACTTGACCCTGAAGAACCACTACTACCACTTGAACCATATGTACCAGAACTACCTGAAGTTCCACTACTACCACTTGTTCCTGACGAACCTGTAGAACCCGAACTCCCCGAACTTCCTGATGACCCAGACGTTCCTGATGAACCAAAAGATAAACCCGAACTTCCTGATGACCCCGCACTTCCCGAAGCACCTGTAGAACCACTACCACCACCTCCACCACCAACAGGCATAACGGTAACAATCAAAGAAGGAATTGCTGGATGTAAAGCAGTTGATGCCTCTGCCAATAATGAAATATTGACATTGTTAGTCGCCCACATTAATTCAACATATGTTCCGGCAGTTACAGTAATTAAAAAATCCCAAGCAGCAACTAAATATGGGTTGTTTGTAGGAACTGAAACTTTTGTATTGGTATTAGGAACATTAACACCATTTTGTCTTAACCAAATATCAACATCCACACCCGCACCACCACCTTTATTATTGTTTAATTGAACCGAGAATTGAATATCATAAGTTCCAGCACTAGCAAAAGTGATTTGTGAACCTGAAACAATCGTAATACCACTAGCCTCAGCAGTACTATTCAATCTCATAGGATATGCGGTATTGATTAGTGTCGCCGTTTGTCCTGATGTATCATAGAACGAACCATATAAATTAACACCTGAAGTTAAAGCTCCCGTTGAAAACTTTCTCCATGCCGCAGTACTATATGTTGCACCACTAACATCTTCAATAGTGTTAGCAGTCCAAGAATTAATAAACGACTGACCCGCAGCAGTTTTATTATTTATTGTTGTTCCAAAATCAGAAACCTGAGCACATCCCGTACTAGCAGTCGCAGCATTAAATAAAGTCTCGTAATCATTAATATGATATTGATAAACTTGGTCAACCTCATAAACATAAGCCAACATACCAAGTCGTCTTCTACCTGATGAAATATTATCTGAAGCTAATGTAATTACATCAGGAGACCAAGCGGCACCCGTTCCCTTTGTAAACTCAATAGGAATAGTATTACCTGAATATTCAATACTTCCCGTTGTTCCTGTTGGTATTGTATAATAAAGGTCAGATAAACTGAAAACCTCCATATAACCACCCGTATTGTTAACACTGAAAGTAGTACCATAAGTATTGTTTCTTGGGACACTTTGTGTTCCATTTAGTTGGATAGACGATATTGGATTTTTATATGGGAAACTCATTTACTATAATTATATATCAACCTTACTTCCTCTAAAATAAAGGTCGTAAGTATTATCCAATTCAAATGTATTTGATGGGTATGTTGTGTAAACTTTATATTCCGCCTTAACAATAGTTCCACCAGTATAATTAAATGTGTTTGAATATATTGTTGGTTCCATTTTCACACTTGTAAAAACATTTGGATTTACAATTCCTAAATCAATCTCAATTTGATATTTGTAATTAGTATATACCACAGGTATTATCCATGTGTACCACGCCTTAGAACCTACAGTATTTTCAGGTACTTTTGTTGTTAAAAAGTTGTAAGCAATTATTGGGTTACCATATGAATCCAAACCACTTGTTGTAATCGGTACTGTCTGTTTTATAATTGACGGGAATGAACCTGATGTCCATCCTGAATAATTAACATATCTATTCATGTCTAAATCAAACGTAGATGCTGATGTACTTGGTTGAGAAGTATTTGTAAAACCATAAAAACTTGAACCGAGTGAACTCATATAAGAACCAATACTTGATGACCCTGAATATGGTTCAATGAATAAGTAAGCATATAAAAAAGGTTCAGGTGTTTGAGTTGGTGTAGGTGTTGTCGTAACCGTAGGAGTTACTGTCTTAGTCGGAGTAATACTTGGTGTAACTGTATTTGTTGGTGTAATTGACGGAGTAATACTTGGTGTTGGAGTAAATGATGGAGTAACACTTAGTGTTGGAGTATTCGATGGTGTTAAAGATAATGTGGGAGTATTTGTCGGTGTAATACTTGGTGTTGGAGTTGGTGTTAAACACATGTAATTTTGTGTAAATACACATCCCGTTGAATCAACAATCTTAATTAATAATTGAGGAGCTGTTGTATAACCACTTGGCACAGGAAAACTAACTGATGGTGGAATGTAATCCGTGAAAGTTCCTATAAATTGACAATTAAACTGGAAAATATCACAAACATATATTTGATACGGTGGAATACCTGAAACACTATCAATAGTAATTAAACTCATCTAAAATAAATACTTCAAACAGAACTTTAAGTTCTACATGAAATATTATAAACTACTCTAACACTAATTGTTAATAATTCATCTTTATATACTTCAACCCCACCAACAACTTGAGACTCAATAACAATAGTATTAGTGTCAGGATTAATTTCAGTACTCTGTAAATTAGGTATTAAAGATAGTAATGACTCAATTGCCGTTATAAAATTATCAGTCGATGGTACTGAATTTAAATTAGGTGATACATAAAATACTGATGAATATGTAGTGCCAGTTATTTCAATATCACAATTAAATTGAGCGTAATTTAATTTACAATCATCATGTCCACTAACTAAATTAGCATACCCTGTAAATAACATATTTCTAAAATCATATGTTTTTGTAGGAATATATGTTGGTGTGGATACTTTAACAGGTTGTACTTTAGAATAACTAATTAAAGGATTACAAGTTATTGTTTTACTTTTAGTTGTTACACATCCTGTAGCAGCACTTACTGTTAATGTATATGTTCCAGCAGTCAATCCTGTTAGATAAACACCTGTTTGCCCATTTACATTACTACTCCAAGTTAAATCAACAGGAAAATCAGTGTAATTAATCATTGCGCTTATTGTACCCCCACTACCATTACCACAACTTGTACCATACAAAAGAACATTAATAGGGCTTGTGTCTATAATATTAACTGAATAACTTTGACTACAATAATTTGAGTCAGTAACTATTAAGTCATAAACTCCTGCGGTTAGATTAGAAAATGTATATGCCGTTGATATAGTTTGAATTGATGTAACACCATTAGATAAACTATATGTATAAGTTAATCCTGTTACAACAGGTGTAACTTCTAAGTAGATACTACCACCATTAAAACTACAGTTTGTAGTAGTTGCAGTTATTGAAGTTGCAAATGATAAACTTGTATTAATTGAAAAGTTTTTAGTATATGTGCAAGCAGATGTCGCATCATTTATCGTTACTGTATAGTTACCTGAAGATAAATCGCCAAAAGATTGATTTGGAATATTAACAGTGTTAATTAATGTATAACCACTATTGTTTGTAAAATTATAAGTATAAGGTGTTGCCCCACCTTGTAATTGAATATTATAAACCCCTGAATTATTGTTACAACTTGAGTCAGTTATTGATTCCGAAACAACAAAGAAAGTATTTGGTGTTTGTAATACAACATTAAATGTTGCAGTACATAAAGCAACGTCAGTAACTTCTAACGTATAATTACCAGCCGATAAACCACTAAAAGTTAAAAATTGGTCATAACTAACTAACGAGTCACCATTACTTAATAAATAAAAGTAAGGTCCTGTACCACCTGAGATGTAATAAGTAATTGAACCTGTATTACCTGTACATGTCGGTGAAACTAATGTAT